CGGCCGTGCCGCAGACATCATTGCTATGATTCGCAAACGTCAATCAACTTAATAGGAGATTGCTATGACCAAAAAATCAATCTCTTCGATTGGCGATAAACTTGCCAAGGTAAGTGAATCATTCACTGTCAATATGTATGACAATGGCTACTTGTTTGAAATCTCAGGTCGCGATGAGGAAGGTGACTATAAGTCTGCAAAAATTATGGTCTCCGATTTATCACAACTGACTGCTCTAGTACAAGAAGCTACAGAAATGCCAAGGGACGACTGATATGGGTAAGGCTTTTGATATTACAAAATTTCGCAAAAGCCTTACCAAGTCCATTGACGGGCTTGGTATTGGTTTTAACGATCCCACTGATTGGGTCAGTACAGGCAACTACGCCCTAAACTATCTTATCAGTGGGGACTTTTTCAAAGGTATTCCACTAGGTAAAGTCACGGTGTTTGCCGGTGAAAGTGGTGCTGGTAAGAGTTACATTTGTTCTGGCAATATTATTCGTCATGCTCAAGAACAAGGAATTTATGTCGTTCTTGTAGATACAGAAAACGCTCTGGACGAAAAATGGTTACTGGACTTGGGTGTTGATACACACGAAGATAAACTGCTCAAACTCAACATGGCCATGATTGACGATGTAGCCAAAACTATCCATGAGTTTATGAAAGAATACAAACTCATGCCGGCAGAAGAACGACCCAAAGTTCTTTTTGTCATTGATAGTTTGGGCATGTTGCTGACTCCAACTGACGTTAATCAATTTGAAGCAGGAGACCTAAAAGGTGATATGGGCCGTAAGCCTAAAGCACTAACCGCACTTGTTCGTAACTGTGTTAATATGTTTGGTAGTCATAATGTAGGATTGGTTGCTACTAATCACACATATGCTAGCCAAGATATGTTTGATCCTGACGACAAAATTTCAGGTGGTCAAGGCTTCGTTTACGCAAGTTCTATCGTGGTTGCCATGAAAAAACTTAAACTCAAAGAGGATGAGGATGGTAACAAAGTTAGTGATGTGTTAGGTATTAGATCGGCCTGTAAGATCATGAAAACTCGTTATGCTAAACCTTTTGAAACTGTCCAAGTTAAAATTCCTTATTCGACCGGAATGAGTCCTACTAGCGGGCTTGTTGATTTATTTGAAAAACTAGGCATATTGACAAAGAGCGGAAATAAGCTACAATATGTCAGTAAAAAGACCGGAGAAATCGGCTCTGAATTTAGAAAAAATTGGACAGAAGATAAATTAATGACAATCATGCTGGAATGGGATAATTCGGCTTTGACTATTCCACTAGCAACGGTTGAAACCACGGAGGAATCGTAATGGAAGAAGATGTTATCATTGGAATTTGGGACACTTTTAAGGAATATGTTCCGGAAAAAAATCGTGAAAATGCGGCAGCACAGTTCATTGATTTTCTTCTCGGTCGTGATGTAGAATTAAGCGTTATCGAAAATCTAGCAGGGTTCGATCCCCATCTTGATTCAGCTATTGAATTGGTAGTTGATGAAGAAGGAGGTTATGACTCTGAGGACGATGAGGAAGATCGGGATTGTTACGAGGAAGATGAGGATTATTGATGACATGGTATTCAAAGGTCAGCAGGGACCTTGCTGCCCTGCCTGACTGTATAGAATATTTTTATCAAGAATTAACTCATGCTAAAATTGAATCAAAAATTTCTGGTAATATAGAACGAGCTTCTGCTGCTCTCCCCGGAATCGTTGAGCATAGGTTTAATCAACTTCAAGAAATTGAGGCCATACTAGAATTTCTCAACATTGAATTACGTAGGATTCGCAGCAGAATCTTTAAAAAATATCTAGAAAACTATCAAAGAGCATTGAGCAGCAGAGATGTAGAAAAATATGTGGATGGCGAAGATGATGTTGTTGATATGGAAAAAATTATCAATGAATTTGCCATGCTACGTAATCAATGGTTAGGCATTATCAAGGCCATTGATATCAAACAGTGGCAATTGAGTAACATTATCAAATTAAGAACCGCTGGTTTAGAAGATATCAGTTTGTAACACCGAGGGGAATTGACTTCCCCTCGTTTTTTCTGTATAATAGCAATATGGATATCGAATCTTTAATTTTTTTTCTTTCTCATAACGTCATGGTTAACAACATGACCACTTGGGATTTCAATTTGGTTAGTAGTTTTAGCGATCAAATCAGTCAAGGGAAAGCCTTGACTCAAAAACAGGCCAATATTGCAGTAAAAATTTTAAAAAAACATGTTATTGCAATGAGTTCTGCGTTATCAAAAGATATTATGCCATATTTGAATACTCCAGTATTTAGATATCCCATAAGAATTGCAAATTCTACAAAAAAAATATCAATTGTCCAGCATAAAGATCATGGAAAAATTATAAAGGTTGAATTTCCGTTCGATGACAGCATTATTGGTAAAATTCGATCAGCAAAATCCCAGCTAAATTTAGCAATTTGGGATGCAGAAGAAAAATATTGGATATTTTCTGTCGATGCAGAAAATATTGATTTTTTAGCCTCGTTAGGAACTGAGAAAAAATTTGAATTCTGTGAAGAATTTGCAGGGTATGCCTCTCAGGTGGTCGAGATTAAAAAAAATGTTGAAAAATATGTGCCCATGGTTGTAATCGAAAATGAAAAATATAAATTTATCAATGTTGTAGATAAAATGGTTCAACCTGACTCTGAAAATTTAGTAGAATCTCTGTTTTTGGCAAGAAAACTGGGGATCTTTACCTGGTCAGATGCAGTTGAACAACAACTGCAAAGTATTGACATCGATCCTCTGGTTAGAAAATTTTTAAAATATGATACCAAAGATCATTTTATTCTCAGCCTGGAAGAAAACACTGTTTATTGTTTAAAAAAACTGCTAAAATACCTTACCCCCTGTATTTTCTTTATTCCAGGTGGTCGAGAATTTGACGTCACAGAACAAGTTATTGATATTTTACGAAGCATGAACATTAAGGAAGAAGAGATCTCGGTGCTTTTTAGGCTACCATCAGAACACGGTAAAGAATTTAATGATTACGTGCGAGAAAATGGACTAAATTTACCGCTAACAGCAAAAACTCGTGCAGTACTGATCAGTCAGAAAATCCCCAAACCAGTGATTGAGTCAAAAATTCATTTTCATTGCGTTGTAAATTTCAGCAACTTTCAAACACATTATTCATCTAGAGATTTTTTGAACACACAGTCAAATATTATTGAAGTTTGGGATAAAACTCCTAAATCAAACGTTCTAAAAGAAATTAATTTTTGGGAATTATGAGCAAAACAGCACATCTTAAAATACTTGATGAAGTCAATTGTAAATTTCTAAATTTAGATTTAGATACTCGCAAGGCTTTGGTTAAAAAATTCAAGTATGAGGACCCTACGGCCAGATATAGGCCCAGTTATCGACTAGGAAGATGGGATGGCAGCATCAACTTTTTTGGTCTAGGTGGAACCACCTATATCAGTATGCTGGAACAAGCTCTGTCGTTCCTTGAAGAACGTAATTACTATATTGAGGTAGAAGATCTAAGGACCAGTCCTCCCCTAGAATTCACCAAAATTTCTGAAGATTTTTGGGGAGATTTAGCCTGGCCTAAAGGACACGTAATGGAGGGGAAACCAATCCGCTTACGTGATTATCAATGTACTGTGATCAATAATTTTTTAGATAATCCACAATGTCTGCAGGAAGTGGCCACCGGTGCAGGCAAAACCATTATTACCGCAACATTGGCAAAAATCTGTGAAAAATATGGTCGAACTATAACCATTGTGCCCAACAAAAGTCTTGTGGAACAGACCGAAGAAGATTTTATCAACTGCCAATTAGACGTAGGAGTTTATTATGGAGACCGCAAAGATCTAAATAGAACGCACACTATTTGTACTTGGCAAAGTTTGAATATTTTAGACAAAAAATCGCATGACGATACAGAATTATTAACACTAGCAGAATTTTTAGACGGCGTTCAAACTGTAGTAGTTGATGAAGTACATATGGCCAAAGCTGACGTATTAAAAAAACTGCTGACACAGAATTTAAGTCAGGCACCAATTCGTTGGGGACTAACTGGCACTATTCCAAAAGCTGAACATGAGTATCAAGCACTACGGGCCAGTCTAGGAGATGTGATAAATCGTGTCAGTGCCTATGATTTACAACAACGTGGTGTCCTTAGTGATTGTCATGTAAATATTGTACAGACTGCTGAATGGAAAGAATTTAGCGGCTACCAAGAAGAATTGAAATATTTGGTCACTGATGAAAACAGAATGACCTATATTGCCAATATGATCAAGAAGATTACTGAGTCAGGAAATACCCTGGTATTGGTAGATAGGATTGAAAGTGGCAAATTTCTCATTGAACAGATCCCAGATGGAGTATTTGTATCAGGGGAAGTTAAAACTAAGGATAGGAAAGAAGAATATGATGAAATCAAAACTAGCGACAATAAACTTATCGTGGCCACTTATGGCGTTGCTGCCGTTGGGATTAATATCCCCAGGATTTTTAATCTGGTCTTGCTGGAACCAGGAAAAAGTTTTGTTAGAGTTATTCAAAGCATTGGACGAGGAATTAGGAAAGCCGACGACAAAGACAGTGTCCAAATCTGGGACATAACCGCAGCTACCAAATACGCCAAAAGACATCTTACAGAACGCAAGAAATTTTATAAAGATGCTCACTATCCATTTACAATAGAAAAGGTAAAATACCAATAATGCAGATACTTACGCTTGAAGACCGAATGTTCAGTCTAAATGAACTACCTGAAGAAATAGAACATGACCTGAGATTTGCTGTGCTAGACAATAGCGACAGTAGCAATCCTGACTATTTTTTTGTTCCTTTGATTTTTTTAGAAAGTTTTACAGGACCCGCTGTGGTATTAAAAATCGGATCACATGAAATTACCATGCCACTAGATTGGTGTACTATTGTAGGAGACACTGAAGGCCTCGAAATGGAAGTGCTGCCTTTGACTAGCCTCAATGACAGAGGATTTAAAACATTCTGCTTTAACCCATTGAGCAGTTATCGTCCGGAATTTTTAGATATTGATATTGTTGATGTATATCAAGATGTCAAATGGTATTTCCCCAAAATGAAACCTGGCCAACTTCTTTGCACTCCCTTACATGAAGGAGACAATCCTCTCTGCGCCTATTTTGTCAAAGAAGTCAGCCGTCAAAGTGAATTGATCAGTTATACACAGGCTTGGTAAAAATGGCCTATGCTCACAAATCTCAAGATGCTAGTGTAAGCCTGCGAAGAGAAAGTTTAATCGAGGAGATTAGAGAAAATCAACTGTGGGGAAATATTCATCGTGCGGCCCTGACCAATCCTACTTTACAAGAAGCCTTAGAGCGTGTTAAAGTAATATACTATCTGAGTAAAGACAATGGCAACCGCAAAACCTAAAAAGAAAAGAGAACTAGACCTCAATAGGGTGTTGTCTGCGATTGACTATAAAAATTATGATTTTTACAATTCATTGAATGAGAAAGAACTTAAAGAATTCAGCCCTTATGCACTGATGAGTTTTTCCAGTAACAGGTCTCATAATGTTCCAGACGTAGAAGAATGGTATGTTGAGACTACTAATGAATTTGTGAATAAAAATCACTGGCAATTTGGGTCACGTCATAAAGAACTATTGTGGAAGCTATACGCAGCAACAGGAACCGGAGAGAAAACAGCCTATCAATATCTCAAACCATTAACAGTTAGCATCGATCGATTTGAAAAATTACTGTGTGATCTTTATCCTGCCTGGAAAATTGAAGATGTTAAATTACTAGCCAGTCTAATGACTCGAGAAGAACGACAAGATCTCTTTGACAAAATGGGCTTTGATGCAAAGGAAAGAAAAGAATATGAGTAAACTGCTGTTGGCTCAACCCTTTAAATGTATGCATTGCGATAAAAGTTTTATGAAAGAAAAAACTTCGCTGGCTCATATGTGTGAAAGAAAAAGGCGGGCCCTACAGGAAAAAGAAAAACGTGTACAGGCCGGATTTGTGGCATTTAATAGATTTTGGAAATTGACACAAGGTGCTAAAAAATCCAAGACCTACGAGGAATTCTGTGACAGCAGTTATTATAATGCCTTTGTGAAATTTGGCAGTTTTGTTAACAATGTAGATCCTCTTTACCCAGATAGATTTGTTGACTATGTGATCAAAAGCGGTATAAAATTAGATCATTGGTGCCGTGATGAATTGTATGATCGGTACCTCTATGAAATGATCAAACTGGAATCTGTGGAAGATGCTGTTCGAAGAAGTCTGCAGACCATGATGGAATGGGGTGATGAACACAACGCAAATTTTGCACATTATTTTAATTATGTAAGCCTGAGCCGAGCAGTACATGATATCAAGAATGGTAAAATTACTGCATGGCTTATTTTAAATAGTAGATCGGGAAAAAACATGATCAGTAAAATGAGCGATGAGCAACTGGATATGATTGCTCCAGCGTTTGATATTCAATTTTGGTTAAAGAAATTTAAGGAAACTCCGGCAGATGTTGCCCTAGTAAAAGAAATTGTTGAAGAGGTAGGAATAGAATGAGACTAGATGGTTTTGTAGAAAAGGGGTGGGGATATGAAAATATCTGGGCCACTAACGACAAATACTGCGGCAAATTGATGAAATTTAATACTGGTGCTCAATTCAGTATGCATTTTCATTCAGTGAAAGATGAGACCTGGTATGTGTTAGATGGTAAATTCACTGTGAGATTCATTGACACCACTACGGCTAAGATCAGTGAGCTGCTGCTGAATCCTGGAGATGTATGGCACAATCCTCCACTGCTGCCTCATCAACTGTACTGTATAGAAGAAGGCACTATTATTGAAGTTAGTACCGCAGATAGTGTTGAAGACAACTATCGAGTCCTGCCAGGAGACAGTCAACGATGAACACAAAAGTATTTGTTAACGGCACCTTTGACATACTGCACATAGGTCATTTAGCACTTCTAGAATATGCATTCAGTCACGGGGAAAAGTTGACAGTTGCCATAGACAGTGATCGTCGTATTTGTGAATTGAAAGGGCTCGACAGACCCATAAACACCCAACAAGACCGTAAAACCATGTTAGAATGTCTATATATGGTTGACGAGGTATATGTTTTTGACACCGACGAAGAATTAGTAGAATTGATAAAACAACACTGTGATATAATGGTCAAAGGCAGTGATTATCAAGGACGACCTATTATAGGTTCAGAATATTGCAAAGAAATAAAATTTTATGAACGAATTGAAAAATACTCAACCACAGAAATTATTCAACGTATTGCTAATCGGCGATAGTTGTATTGATGAATATTTCACAGGCACCTGTGACAGACTCAGTCCTGAAGCACCTGTACCTGTTATGAAAATCCACAATCACTATACCACTCAAGGTATGGCTTCTAATGTGAAGAATAATTTTTCCAGTCTGGGAATAGAGGTTGATTTTATCACTAATGAGTCAGCAATTACCAAGACTAGATATATTGATCAAAGATCAGGGCAACACCTGTTAAGGGTAGATGACGAACCTTACCTTCCAGAATGGTCTGGCCATATTACACATCCCTTGACAGATTATGATGTTGTGGTAATTTCAGATTATGACAAAGGTTTTATCACCTACGAACACATAGAAATCATTATTAAAGAATGTCATGGTCCTGTATTCATCGACAGTAAAAAAACTAACCTGGCCAGATTTGAAGGAGCATTTGTAAAAATCAATAACAAAGAATTCAGTCTGGCCAAAACATTTTGCTCAAACATAATTACAACCATGGGAGATCAAGGTGCCAGATATAATGGAAAAATTTACCCAGCACCTAAGGTAGGACTGGTAGATGTCTGTGGAGCAGGAGATACTTTTTTGGCAGCGTTAGTATATCAATATCTAATGACTGCTAGCGTAGAAGAGGCTATACTGTTTGCCAATAAGGCGGGAGCTGTGTCTGTTCAACATCAGGGAAACTACTCCCCTAGTCTAGAAGAAATAAATGGACATTGATTTAGATTTTGCGGACAGATCAAAAATACTTGACATTGTTCAGCATGTCCCCGCCTCTAGATTAGAAGATGGTGTTTTTAAAAAACACAATACAGGTGTCTACTGTCATAACATTCCCTACAATCCCATTACTGGACTCAGTAACATCGACTATAAAACAGCGGAAGGTAGAGGATACTTCAAGATAGATTTTCTTAATGTCAGTGTCTACCGAGATGTCAAAGACAATCAACATCTTGAACAATTGATGTCAACTGAGCCTTTATGGGATCTATTAGAACAAGACGAATTTGTCAACCTCCTGTTTCACGTCAGTGGTCATGGATCAACTTTACGGCAAATGAAACCGAGAAACATAGAACAATTAGCTGCCGTACTGGCCATGATCAGACCAGGAAAAAAACATCTGATTGGTCAAGATTGGAGCAGTGTAATGAAGGAAATTTGGATTAAACCAACAGGTGATGAATACTACTTTAAAAAGGCTCATGCCATCTCCTACGCTATGGTAGTCATAGTACATATGAATCTTATCTGTGAGTCACTTAGTCACGAGTATTCTTAAAGACCTTTGAGATTTCTAACCAGCTGAATGCTTTTTCTTTTAATTCGTTTTTCAGCAATCTCGCTGAGATTGATGGTAGGACCAAATATAATTTTTACATCTTTAGAATTAAATGTTTTGATATAAGAACGAAATGCAATCATTTCTTTTTTTAGAAATATGTTAATGGGTATTTTACGATTGCTTTCCCACCACCAAACTTCGCCTAGCTCTAATAATAATTTTCTAGTGTCTTCGTCTATGATCATTCCTAGGTCATAGATACTGGTCACATATGAATCGGCATTAAGTATGATTCCTACATACTCTTTTTCGTTTGACTTGATGCACGATATAAAGGGAAAGTTAACTTGAAATTGATCTTTCATCCAGGGTTCAATAAATATTAGTATGCAAAAATTACCAATCTATTTATATCAGAATATTCTCAATGTAATTTTAGATAGAGATGCCACCGTTAAGGGAGTTAACCAGGTCATGTATCAACGAGATCTCATCATACAAAAAGGTATTAAAAATCAAGTTAGAATTCAGTTTAAGAACAGCGATGAAAAGAGAATTTCTATTTCTACTGCATCGACTTACGTTTTCAGCATGTTTGATGCCATTGATCAAAGATTGTTGATTGAAAAACCTTTAGAAGTATTAGCTGAGACAACCGGCACTCGTGGAGTGGCAGTACTGACATTGACTGAAAGTGACACAGTTGATCTAGATAGAACCAGCTATCAGTACAGCATCAAAATGCTAGATGATGATGGCAGCTATGTGCCGGCATACACTAATACCTATTACGGAGCAGCAGGCACCCTGAAACTTAACCAAGATACCTATCCTGTACTACAACCTAGTGTTTCTATCACGGCATTAACCAAAGCCTTTAATCTAGGTATATCTCTATACGAACATACTACAGGTAATATCTACGCCCAACCAGAATTTAACGGCAACAGTGCATTACATACCATAGCCTTTTATCTTACAGCCTATCGTGGGACCATAATTGTAGAAGGCACATTGGAAAACACTCCAGGGTCAGGCGAAAACTACTCGGTGATCAGCAGTAGAAATTATACAGGATTTAGCGGGATAGATTATCAAAATTTTAACGGAGTCTATTCTTATATCAGAGTTAGACATATTCCAGCAAAAGCACCTGCAGGTATAGACAACGACGATCCCAGTTATTACGGCAAGGTTGACAAAATCCTGTATAGAAGCTAAAATAGCTTGATGCAAGGTCTACACACAGCTATTCTAGCTCTACTTCCGGCTCGCCGTAAAACTACCCCCAGTGGCTGGACAGGGTTTAATGCGCCCTGTTGTCATCATAGAGGTCACGGTACCGATACCAGGCAGCGTGGCGGAATTTTACTAGCTCCAGAAGGGGGATTTACCTTTCACTGCTTTAACTGCAATTTCAAAGCAGGCTGGAGCCCGGGCAAGCTATTGAGTCAAAATACCCGCAGTTTGTTTTCTTGGCTGGGCATGAGTCCACAGGAAATTCAAAAAATTAATTTAGCCGCTATGAAACAGCAGAGCACAGAAAAGCCTCTGCCTGGACAAAATTTTGAACTAGAAGAAAGAGCATTGCCGGGAGATGCCAGATTATTAGATCAATGGCCTGAATCAGAGGTAGCATCGATCAAACAGTATGTGTTAAATCGAGGACTTGGGCTAGATTGGTATCCGTGGCATTGGACCGATCAAAAAGGCTATGCTGATCGTGTATTGATACCTTTTTATCACCTGGGCAAGATAGTGGGGTATACGGCTCGTAAAATTACAGCGGGCAAGCCCAAATATCTCACACATAGTCAACCGGGCTATGTGTTCAACATGGATAGGCAGGTTGAGGACTATGACAGACAGTATATCATCGTGGTAGAAGGGCAAATGGATGCTATAGCTGTAGATGGCGTGGCTATAATGAGCAATGATGTCAATTCCACACAAGCGGCTAGGATTTCTGCACTTAATCGACAGGTCATTATAGTGCCCGATCGTGATCGAGCAGGGGCTAAACTGCTGACGGCCGCACTGACACATGAATGGTCTATGAGCTTGCCACCGTGGGGCGATGATGTTAAAGATGTAGCAGATGCGGTCAAGAAATATGGTAGACTGTATACACTAACCACAATTCTGCACTACCGAGAAACAAATAAGATAAAAATACAACTGATGAAACGACAATTAGAGAGACTTGATGATTAAACCCGACTATACTCTAGAAGTGCAAAAACTTTATCTAGAAATGTTTCTGTCCGATGCAGAATCATTTGCTCGATGCCAAAATATATTCGACCCAGAAAATTTTGATAGAAGGCTGCAGGAGCAGGCTAAATTTATTCATGAATATGTGGACAAGTACAAGGTCATGCCAGACGCGGCCATTATCAATGCAGCACTAGGCTGCGATCTAAAATCTGAAGTTTTGTCCAAAGAACATTATGATTGGCTATTGGATGAATTTGAACGATTCAGCAGACACAAAGGACTTGAAAGGGCTATTCTCAAATCGGCCGACTTGTTAGAAAGTGGCGATTATGGTCCTGTAGAAAAGCTAATTAAAGACGCCATACAGATCAGCTTGAACAAAGATATGGGCACTGATTACTTTGCTGATCCTAGAGCCAGGCTCAGCATGTTAAAAGACAGCAACGGGCAAATTTCAACTGGCTGGCCCACTGTAGACAAAAAACTCTATGGTGGATTTAATCGCGGAGAGCTCAATATTTTCTGTGCGGCATCGGGCGGTGGTAAGAGTTTGTTCTTGGCCAATTTGGGAGTCAACTGGGCTACAGCAGGACTCAATGTTATATACTTGACCTTTGAACTCAGTGAAGCACTAGTAGCTATGAGGCTGGACAGTATGGTTACTGGCATTAGCACTCGTGAGATTTTTCGCAGCATTGACGAAGTAGAACTCAAAGTTAAAATGGCTGGAAAACGAGCCGGAAGCGTACAGATCAAGTATATGCCCAGTGGAAAAAATTGCAACGATATTCGTGCCTATTTGAAGGAATATCAGGTCAAAAAAGGTCAAAAACCAGACGTTTTGTTAATAGATTACCTCGATTTGATGATGCCTTTAAGCGTGAAGGTATCGCCCAGTGATTTGTTTGTTAAAGACAAATATGTGTCAGAAGAGATCCGTAACTTGGCAATGGAAACACAGTGTATCACCGTAACGGCCAGTCAATTGAATCGTAGTGCAGTTGAAGAAATTGAATTTGATCATAGCCATATCAGTGGCGGACTCAGCAAGATCATGACGGCAGATAATGTAATAGGTATTTTTACTAGTCGTGCTATGAAGGAGCGTGGACGCTATCAAATTCAGTTTATGAAAACTCGTAGTTCAAGCGGAGTAGGTCAAAAGGTTGATTTGGAATTTAATGTAGAAACACTGCGTATTCTAGATCTGGGAGAGGACGGTGAAACTGCTGCTGCTAGCCCCGGTCCGTCTAGCAGCAGTGTCTATCAGGGACTTAAACGCACCAGTATAACTACTGCAGAACCAGATCCCACTGTGGGTTCACCAGTACCCCGAGCCAAACCTCAAGCCAAGTCAGGTGCCGACATTAGAAATATGTTGGCTAGCCTCAACGCAGAACGGGATTAGAACCAGGTGGCGATCTGCAGTCGTGCATGTGACTCGATCACATGGTGCCACTGTTCTTCGCCATCCAGGCCAAATACCAGATCGAGATCTGCAGGCACGGTGCTCCAGCTGGTGGATAAATCATGCCAAGGAGCATCTCCTGATATTTCACCTTCTAGATGCCCAGGCGGCCATTTTAGGAATCCTGCAATGGCACGATAATACTGTGGACCTTCTCCTGCTGATATAGCAGCCAACACGCTGACATCATTACTGAGCCCTAGGCAGCCATTGATAGCAGTGGTGGTAGGAGATGTCCAGTCCATGCTGTGCAGCATCATGATACGATTGGTGTTTTCGGCCCCTCCCATGTACAGAGGTTGATCTGTGTCCAAGGTCAAATCTATGTTGCTCATGACCGAAGCCAGTGTGCTGCCATTGTTCAGCTGTTTGTTGATCTGCAGACCCAGGCTGCCGGTGTGATCTTGATCTATGACCAATACAACTCCATGACTGAGGAATCCCTTGGCTCTTTTGGGATGTGCGGCCAGTAAATGACCCTGATAATTTTCTATGTCTTCCATAATGATATTTACACAAATAAATACCAATTATGCTGATTCGAGAATTCCTTAGCCCGGGCATAGAAGCCCACCCCGAACTTAACAGTCTGTTGTGGTCTGATCAAAAGCAGTTAGATCCCATGGTCAGATCTCATTTGATTAAAATTGCCAATCATTTCAAACGATTTGTAGATCTAGATTTTGAAGTATTGGACCTGCAGATCACCGGAGGACAGACTGGCCGATATTGGACCAAGCACAGTGACCTAGATCTGCACCTGATCACTGACTACACCAGCATTGATTGCGATCAAGAGCTGGCCGAACTGTTTGACACCAAGCGGCTGCTGTACAAGCAGCAGCACAAGATTGAGATACGAGGTATCCCGGTAGAGCTGTACGTAGAAGATAGTGCAGAACCTGCGGTAGGCGGTGCCTATAGCCTGATTCGAGATCAATGGATACGCCCCAGCACAGAACCTCAAGGTCCATTAGATCTTGATCGTGTGGCGCAATATGCGGCTCGTTGGCAACAGATCATACAGGCCACTGCCACTATTAATAGCATTGACCAGGCTCGCAAAGTCATGTCAGTGTTAAAGGATTATCGTCGCAAGGGCCTGGCTCGTAGCGGTGAATACGGAGTGGCCAACCTGGTGTTCAAAAGTCTACGTAATTCTGGACTGGTAGATCAGCTGCGACAGCAGATTACAGATCTAGAAGATAGTCAGTTGAGTCTGTAGTTCAACAGCTGATTCTACCAGCTGTTGAAAATTCTGTTCTAGTTCCTGGGCCGAGGCCACCACATCACGATTGACCACATGAAACGCCCTGCCGCCTACGGCACGCCACTCAATGCAGTTGGTCAGACGATCGTCAACTAAGATATCTCCTGGACGACAGTGATGTTGTTTGTCATGACTATAGGGACCAAAGTGTACGGCAATGTCAGGAAAGTGTTGATTGACCCACAAGATCTTGTCGTACTGTGCCCAAGGCATGTCGTTCAGTCTAGGAATAGCTGTTAAAAATAACAACTGCCAGCCCAATCGATCTCTGTACTGTCGTGCTGTGTCAACCAACTGCCAGCAGCCCTTCATAGGTGGCAAGTCACGATAAAACCGTTCTATGGCCTGAATCTTCGGCCATTCATCGCCTACAAAAGTAAAAATTCCATCTTGTGTGTAGCCGGATAGATCGCGTCCTAAATGTTGTGCGGCCGCGGCATCAAAATCTGCGACCACGCCATCCATGTCAAGATACAGTGTTGGTGTCATAAAAAAAATCCCCGTAGTATAGACCATTACTTAGCCGCAAAAACAAAATGGACCGCGATTAAACGGTCCATTTAGCCATATACAGTATAACTGCTGCTAGTCTGGCTCGACGCAGGCGGTCACGCACAAGATCAGGAAGATCATCAGCAGCAGAGCCCACAACAACGTCTGGACGACGATAGCCCGTGTGTAGGTCCAGGTCCTCAACAGTGGTGCCATCGTCGTCATCATCCCAACAGAGATTACTTAGCGGCCGGTGCTGTGGTGGCAGCAGGCGTAGCAGCCTTTGCGTCGGCTTTGGCAGGAGCCTTGTCTTCACTTTTTGCAGGCTTGGCGTCAACCTTGGGTGCAGCAGCAGGAGCGGCCGGTGCCTTGGCTGGCTCAGCGGCGAAAGCGGTAACAGCAAATAGACCAGCGATTAGAGTTGCGATTGTTTTCATTTTAGAACTTCCTTTAAGTTTATATTATGTACAGAAACTGCTCTATACATATACTATTAACGCACGAGTTAATGATCTCGTTGACATGCATTTGCCCAAAAGAAACCCGCCATTACAGCGGGTCCTGGTTGGGTTCGGTGACGAGGTCTTTCCTACCTCGGAGTCGCCGCTGTTCAGGCAGCTAGAGCAAACTGCTCATCGTTGGCTACAACGATAGAACTGTTGTTCAAGAACTCAAGTGTAGATGCTGTTGCATTTACTAGTTTTGCTTCTTTTAGGGAGATCGCCTGCCCTGTTGTCCACTCGTCTACTGATCCGTCAATCGATACCATGGCCGGCCCATCAAAAGCATACTTGGAAGATTTATCAACCGCTGACTATTACTCTTCCCCAGCGTCACTTGAGTATGCTTTTGGTGGACCGGGAGGGAGTCGAACCCTCGTCTTGCCCGTCTTTGGACTTGCTTCTTTCCTCTCGGTGGTTACAACAATTCTTTATTTATTCGTCTACGACACGCCCCAAACTTCTCAGGAATTCGGTATGTATAGGTCCTAGAGAAAAATTACCATGAATATTCAGTGCGGCGCTGAGCGGATCACGGACAGATTCAGGCCAGATCTGCACGTTGTAGACCACGGCTCCCCGAGGCCCGGCTCTAAACCCATGCGGTGTTCCGGCGGGCAGCAGAGGTCCCAGCCGGGGTGGCCCACCCAATTTTTCAAACAGTTCTCCCTCTATGACAGCCCCGGTGTCTGGATCTTTCCGATGTCCATACATCTGTCCATGTAGATATATGACCTGATTATCAAAGGGATGACTGTGTAGTCCAGTGGTCAAATTGGGATACATGAGATAGAGTTCAATGACCACTGGTCCTTCATGCCACACCAAGGTGCTGGCACTGACATCTGTTAAAAACACTTGATTGCCAGGTATATTGGTCATATGCCTGCAGCCATTGCTGATGAAAAAGTCTACTACTGAGTTTGTCTGTTGATTCATAATAGTGATCAGTATACAGCGACAGTACCCCGCTGTCAAGAGGCCCGAGCCCAAAGGGCTGCGAAGCAGAAAAGCGGTTTTTAGCGATTTTTTTATTGACATCTCCTAAAACTGATCTTATAATTTTATAAGACTGTAGTAGACAGTTCTACAACTTAGACACACTTACACAGAAACCAATGGGCGCAGAAACATGAAAAGACCAATTTGTATTAATTATGGATGTGGTAAACCTGTAACATTTTCTTCTACAGATAAAAATGACAATAAACGATGGAGAATTCACTGCAGTCATTGCCAAGCGGCCAGTTGGGGCAAGTGGGAACACCGGTACGGAGTAACACCATACAAGACTGGAATATGCAGTAATATTGATGGTCTTTTGGGATTTCCTTGCGTGATCAATTGGAGTCTGGCCAAGGCCGCAGGCTTTAGGATAAGCACTGAAGTGGATCACAAGAACGGTAATTCAACAGACAACGATCCTTGCAATCTGCAGGAGTTGTGCAGTATATGCCATAGAGAAAAAGGCAGGCGAGCTGGAGACTACGATGGCTGGAAATACTATAGATGACACAACAGCATACACTGGTAATGACAAGGAAATGACTATAATAGAATGAGTACAATCTTTTGTTCGGCCTGTAGACAACAGGTACATATCTACGCTACTCGCTGTCCCCACTGTACCACACAGTTGGATGGCTGGACCGGCAGTATAGCTAGACCACCACAACAACAGCCTCATATACCACAGTATCAACCGCCCACACCACAACAACAGCAAACTGAAGCTGAGTTTGCCGGGTTTATCATAGTAGGTGGCATGCTGTGGTTACTGTACAAAGGCTGCATGTGGCTGTGGGACTGCTGGCTGCAATTCTGGCACTGGCTATTTTAGAGTAGTAAATAAAACAACAGTGAGAATAACATGGACATAGTGTTGAGAAATAGACCACAGAGTTAAGAGGATCTATAGAAATTGATAGTTCCATCTGTCAATGTCAACTCGAAACCATTTATGTACTATTTGACGAGTTTGATCTGTGTAGTAATGGGCATAGTGATCGTGCTGAACACTGTTTAGAAAAGGCAGTGGTTGATCACTGCGGAAAAACTGCTGTATCTGTCCAAAGTCCTCTGCAAGATTTTCAAAACGCAGCACATGAGTACTTGAATCAATCCAATGAGACAGAGGAGTGGTCAAATTCCACCACCAACCTGGAGGCATGACAAACTGATCTAATTTCAATACCCATTCTGTAAAACTGGGAAACTGGTCTGAATAGTTGTTGAGCAGATCGATGTAGTGTCGCACCATTTGAGGACTGGCTTCAGCCATTCCAGGACGAGTGTCAGGCGGAGTTAGACAGTAGTGATATTGACTGACAATTCTGTCCCAGGGATTTCTAACTACCGCAAAAGAACTGGCAGTGGTGCCACACTGCTGCTGTATCTGTTGCAGTGAGGGATGTGTGTAATCGATCCAGGTCTTGGTGACCGCATGATCGATCTGCGACAGCATCCAGTTTCCTATACTGGTTCCGCCGGTTCTTGGAATGTGTATAAAGGTGACATTGATGACATCACCATAGAGATGTACAGCTGGCATTATGCGGGTATTTATCTGCGCTAGACTGAGAGGGGCCCCTATAGTGTAGCCCAAAAAAATTGCCGCGCAAAATTTTTAAGGTATGGAGATCTCTGGTGCTGGTGATCTAGTCTAACACCAACTTTTTTGCAAGCGGTTTGTTGCGTGTGTGCAACAGTTTTAGATTTACTACCCCCCACCCCCTGATGCCGCCACCGGCCCCTCAGTCGCCTCTCACATCGGTGTTGAGTGCGGGCTTGAGCAAGCGACGGATCTCTACTTCACGCCGGTGGGCAGCGGCTTTGCCACGCACGATCTCATGCACACGAATCTCAATCTCACTCTTGTCATTGAGCTGGCGCAGTGCTTGACAAAGTGTCCAATCCTTCTGCTCTTTTTGGGCACGGTACCAATGCTTGGCAGCACGACTCTTAACGGACTTGAGCACTGTTGACTCTGTCTTAGCAGTAACTCCAATGTAGTTGAGTCCATTTACGATCAGCTCGTAGATGATATGGTTACGATCGCTACGCTTCTTGCGAGCGGCTACTGGGGTAGTGTAGGCTGTGTCCATGTGTGTATAATACACGGGACTGTGGTCTGCGTCAACTGAAGTGCCGAACTGTGGCACGTGTGCAACACCGGCACCACAGCAGACTAATTAGCTTTCTTCTTTGGTCTCTGGGGGCAAGCCCTTGCGTAGTCGTTCCATCTGTTGATGCAGATAGTCTACGGTAGCCGACCACTCTTCTTCTTCACGCACCTTGGTCAGTGTCTCCACAGCCCACATCAGGGCGATCAGTACGGGGCCCTGCCAAGCCCAATCCATTTCGCTGTTGAGGCTACTGCAGACTAGGGCCGCAAGAGCATAGCATAGGGCCCTAGCCGCACCCATCATGCCCTCCGCATACAGGTGGTACGAGCCATGGCCTGCCAGTTGGTAGGAAAGCCTCCACGCAGGTCTGCAATCTTCAGTACCATACGCAGGCTCAGCTCACGCAGGCGATCTGCATTGGAGGTGATAAAGTCAACGATCTCGTCCTTGGCCACGTCTGACAGATTGTCACGATCGTCCAGCATACCACCTTTGACAATCTGACGGATACGCAGTAGCTTCTCACGTGTGGTGTCCATTTGAAGATCGATGTAGTGGCAACGGCTTTCCAATGCATCCAGGTGATCACGCAGTTTCTTTGACTTGATGTGCTCGAACTTGATGTTGGTGATAAAGATGGCACTACCACAGAACTCGAAACGGTTTGGAATACCTTCACTACGTAAGATGCGACTGTCGGTGTTCCAGCTGATGAATTGACGGCGACTTGAGTCTAATGCGCCTTTGAGAATGTTAAGGCTAAGGTCTTCTAAGAGGATTGAGTCACAGTCGTCGAACACAACCACATTGCCCTTGGCTGCGTACTCATACAGCTTGCCATACAGCCCGATCGCACTCATAGCACCTTTGACCACTTCATACTTGGGCTTGCGTTCGGCCAACTTGTTGAACAGATCTTCTTTCTGCAGTACTGCTTCAACGTTATGGCTTTTGCCTACACCTGGAGGACCACTGACGATCATAGCACGGATGTCACCGGCCTTGACTGCCTTGGTCATGTCGGTAAGAATGTCGAAACGCTCTTGCAGTCGGGTAAGGATCTGTTCGTCTGACTCTCGGGCTACTTCACGCTCACGCTGTTTGATGGCGTCCATGTCGAACTCGAGTACGGTGCTGCCTTTGCTGGATGCTGCTGCCATTTGTGTTCCTTGGTGCGTTAACTAAAAGTCTATTATACAATTATTTACAGAGATCGTCAATGACCTGTTGTGCAAGTGCCACATCTTGATCAGTTTGGACGGCGTCGTCGTAGTGTGCGGCGATCATCAATTCGTAGATCGTAAAGGCCGGGCGACCATACTCATCGATCAAGGCCTGTACTTGGCCTTGAGTTTCACAAGCCCATATCATGTCGGCCAGTGTTTGGTACAAGGGGTTCAACCCCTGGATTTCCATTTATTCTTGTCCTTGGCGATCGATCATCTTCTGAGTTTCATCTTTGCGACGTTCCTGCTCAACGAACAGCTGAAACATGCCGTAGAGAACACCAGCGATCAACAGCATACAGATGCCAAACACGATCTCTTCGCCGGTGAACCAACGAGTCAACAACTGTAGCAGGATCTGCAAACCAACGATGATACCAGCGATACTGGCCATCTTGACTAGAGCACGAACTTGGGGACTAGGAGGGCTTAATTGAAACATTGTGTTTTTCCTTATAGAATGGTTGCCAGTGTGGCAAGGAAGTTGGCGAAGAACAACAGGATGCTTTGAGCAATTCCACTGGTGATCATGAACCAAGCCACAAAACAGAATCCTATGAACTTCAACATCATCAACTCCTTGCTTCAGTTCATGTAGTATACAGGGGACCAGGGGTCCCGTCAACTGTTGCTGTTATGCCACACGCTTGAGGTCCTTCTCTACACCGTTGGGATCGGTGGTGTAGACACGGTCAATGTCCGGATGACTGACCAAGCCCACGCGATTGATGTGGTCTATCCGCTCGTCGGCTGTGGCGAAGGTGCTGTTCCACTCGTGTCCGTTGCGGAAGATCCAGGTGACTCGATAGTCCATTTGCTGCTCCTTATTACTGTACTGAGACAAAGGTCCTGCCACGCAGGTCCAGGTCCAACGGTGTCTTAAACTTCTGAACCGGATCTACACCATGCGGCACATAGGCCACGGCCCGGGCACTACGGCCGCCGGCCTTGTAGTCCTCAAAGATGTAGATGTGGTTGCAGTCGCCTGACCCCTCTGGCCACTCGGTGGTCTCCTGCATGATCTTCATGCTGCCACGCCACTCTTAATGTAGCCGTAGGGCACGCCGACACAATAGCAGAGGAACTCGTCGTCGCCGGCTGTGCCTTCGGCTTCGTGTATCCAGCGGATGGCCATTGCACGGTCCTGTGCTCCCAGGGCGATGATCTTCCTAATCCGCTCCTCAAAGTCCTGGATAGCCGCGTCCTCGTTAACCAGCCGCTGGGCTTCGTTACGCTGGATAACTGTTTGGAGGTACTCCATCTCCGACTCAAAGGTCTCCAGCGTCCAGTCGCTGGTGTCTACACCGCGTGGACGGAAGTTATAGGCATCCTTGTACATGTCCCACCACGTGGCAGCAGCCTTCTCAAGCGGCGTGTACTCTTCCCAGCTTTTGTAAGTGTATTCGCTCATTGCCTGCTCCTTGTTTGCAGTGTCCATATACGTATTGTATGGCAGCCCGCTGGAACCGTCAACCTGTTGTGTTTACGCCACAATCCACTGTTCCTGGTCCTTAAACCTCAGCTTCTCCGAGCCGTCATACTCTTCGATCTGGAACTCACGCCCCTCCTCCACCCAGGCAATGGTCAGGTCTTCTGGATCGCCAAGGTAGGTGTCAGGCCAGTGTTCCGTACAGTAGGCTTCGATGCCTTCATAGTGATCTGTTTCGATCATCTCCACCAGTACCGGATCAAATATCAGTTCAGGGATCAGGTGCCAACTATACCAGCCGGCTCCATAATTCGGGCTGTAGATCACAGCCACTTTACCGTCGCGGATTACTTTATTCATCTTGTTATTTCCAGAGTGGAAAGTGTCGGCCTACGAGAGTAGCGGCTCTAAGTTCACTGTTCTCTACCAGCATACGACAAGTTTCGGTAATGATCAATTCGGCAAACTTTTCTGGAACAAACTCCCTAACAACGAAAGGCACACCGCTTTCAGTGTAGTCCAGTTCCTCCTCGGTTGCCTGTTCCATCAGTTCTCGAATTCGTTCGTTCATTGCTCATCCTCTCGCACAAAGATCCACCGTCCGTCCTGTTCAATCCAATATCCGCTCATTGCTTAATCTCCGGAATCGATTTCGAAACTGTCGCCGCATTCGGCACACTTGTAGTTGGTGACTGATCTCCATCGTGTTGGCGTCCGCCAGTAATCATGCTGGCAGGGTGTGCCATCTGCTCTAAGAGCGACTTGGCCTGTGGGCTTCCCGTACATATATTGAGCACCGCAGTTGGAGCAGGGAAAGGTGTCGGTTTCTCGGTCGTATCCGCTGATGTAGTCACGTATCTCTCCGTAGGCCGGAACTCGGGTAGTGCCCTGGCATGCTGGGCAAGTGCCTCTTGCTTTGATCATAGTCATATTGTACCTTCTGCTCAGACCCGCGTCAAATGGTATTGGAATCCTTGTGGCGACACCTTCTTATAGATGCCCGCCGCGGCCCAGTCCGCCTCCAGCAGAGCCAACAGTTTGCGGTCCCTGACCTGAGCACCTGCCTGCACCTTCACTGCGGCACTCTTCTTACCGTAGCCCACATCGTAGACCACACCGCTGATGACCTCTTCCAGGGCCAACTTGATGCGACCCAATTGTGTCTGCTGGGCGTAGGAGTAGAGCGACTTGTTAACCGCATTCCGCATGCGGCGGTCTTGCAGGGCCCAGAACTTGTTGGGGGCTTCTTCGGTGTTCAAGTTCACTGTACGCATCGCTGTCTCCTGTGTGTCCATGTTCACAGTATAGCGTAACACAGCACACGTGTCAATTATGGCGTAAAAGCCACATTTCTGTTGTTTTTACGCCACGGCCCCAATTGGGATTGACGGCCCAGCCCAGGCCGCCGTATCATTCACTCGTTGGTTGCGGAGACTCCGTCGTCTAGATCGATCTCCTGGTTCTCACTTTCCCAATCAGCCACACTGGACGAGATGCCGAAGTAGTCGTCCAGATCCTGCGGCAGGTACTCATCGATTTCGTCGCTGTTCATTCCGCCGTAGTCGTAGTGATCGTCGACTCCATTGTCGAACACACCGCAGAACGCCATGCCCGGCTCGTAGTAGCGAGCATGGACTTCATAGCCCAGCGAATGCAAGTGCTCGTACAAGCCAGTGGGCGGTGACCAGGCACTGTCAAAGGTTAGGTGGACTCCACCTTCGTCAGTCTCTGCCCACTCACCTTCTACTTCCCACTTGGTGCCCCAGGTGTTCACTGAGTGCTCCCAAGACCACTCGTTGGTAGGATGTGGAAGGAACTCGTTGCACAGCCGTCCTGCTTCAAAGGCAACCCGGACACGCTCGATCATGGCTGGATCACTGTGACCGACGGTCACTACGTTGGCACACCAATTAGGCATTACTGTACTCCTGTATCAAATGAATCTTCTTCGGTGACATAGCATTCAGCCGCGTCTAACTCTACGCTGAAGTCAATGCCCTCTTCCCTACAGTAGTGTAGGATGTCTGCGATTAGATCGGCCGGTCGATCCATGTCGGTCTGTTGCATCAATAGCCGTATACGATTGGCAGCCAAACTACTCATAGTATTGAATCCAGCGACCTTTCCCATAAATGCCCCGCTATGTGTTAGTGTGTGTAGTATACTGGAACCCGGCACAGTTGTCAACCTGTTAATAGTCTACTGTGACTGTGCCTTCGCGGTAGGTAAGAAATACTTTGGTGCTGTCGGTGCCACCATCTGCAGGAAAGGTGCAGTGGTAACAGAACTGATTGCCAGCGGTTAGGCCCACGAACTTGGCACTGGTAAAGGTATCGCCTTTGTAGCCAGAGTCTCGGATGGCACGAGTCAGAGCCGGTGCAGTGAAGCTGGTCAGTGTCTTGAGGACTTCTGCTGGAATCATCTCTTGCTCCGTTGTGTTAGTGTGTGTAGTATACTGGAACCCGGCACCCTTGTCAAGCACCGGGCTCCTGTGTTGTTTTTACGCCACAGCGTAGAACTTTACGACATTGTCGACGAATGTGCTACCAGTCTTTGCCACAACATCCTCAAACACTAGCCCGCTTTTAAAGGACTTGAGGAATGCTTTACGCAGTAGTACCTGCTGCCCCTCTACGTTAAAGATAAAGCGGTCGCCGTATGCGGCAGTGGCAAAGCCATTACGCATATAGGGCTTCAGCGGTCCGGGCCGGTTGATGTTGTGCATACCCACGCCCTCATATGTGGCCTGCTGTAGGGAAGCCCCGTATTGTAGCGTGTAAGTAGTCCCTGGAACAAGTTTGCTGGGTGCGATTGCTTTTGGCATTACGTTTTTCCGTTGTGCGTTACAGTTTCAATAGTATAGTGTCAGTGGGCGGTGCTGTCAACTGTGGCAGTTGTGCCACAACCTTGGTACCTACAGGAGATTCCAGATACCTCTAACAACACCGGCTCCGGTTAGTACTATGCTGGCAGCATTGACAACTATCTGTGAGGGAATACGTACCCGCACCGCCCACCACAAAAACAATATGGCTCCACAAAAGAAACTGAATACGTTATAGGGCCAAGTCTCTGGTCCCACACTGGTTAAGATATGTCCTAATAGGATTAATGCTGTGCCACTCCATTGTAGGAAAAGGTCAATTTGTGTATAGGTAAAAACAATTCGATTCATCAATCTGACCCTTTCGGACCGACCCATTGCATGCAGTGTTCTACAGCATAAGGACCGTAGGCATAGGTGTGTTGCGGAGCAAGGAAGCCCACTGTCTTACGGCACCATTCAATGCTCTGTCCGTTAGTCCAAGCACGGCTGAGTCGCTCTGCAAAGCCTTCACCTTTGTTGAATGCTCGCATGGCAATCAGTGCTCCACGCTGTGTCTTGTATGCCTTAACTGGAGTACTAGTGCGACGATCGACAACCTGGTACATGGTATCAACTCCTTTGCGTTACAGTTCAAGCAGTATAGCAGGGAGGGGTGTCGCTGTCAACTGTGGCTGATCAGCCACACCCCTGGCACTTTAGAATGGTGCGTCTTCCAAGTCAGCCAGCTCAGCTTCAATCGTCGCTTTGGACTTGGTGCTCTTTGGCACTGCCTTAGCACGGATGGCGGCCAGCGTAGGAGCAGCCGCGGCGGGCTTTTCCTTCTTGGGCTTCTTGGCCTCTTTGTTGCCTTTCTGCTCTTTCTTAGCAGCCTGTGGCGTACGGCTCTCTAGGGCCTCTTCCAGGGCAGCCTGCACCTCAGCATTGACCTCACCTGCGTCGTTAGTAGCAAACTGGATGCTGAGCAGGAACTCTACGGCGGCCGCTTTGGTCATTGGCTCTTTAAGCTCAATGATGTCGATGTCAGTGTGATCGTTCTTTGCCAGAACCTTAACGCGGAGTGCGTCGTTAGCGAAGCGGGCCTTGACAACACCGTTAAGACGGCTGGTACCTGCGTGGGTGAAAAGTTTCTCAGTCATTGTAAAATACTCCTATGTGTGTGTAAAGTTAGTTGAACTACTCAACTTCAATCATTATACTGGTCTTCGAACTCTACGTCAACCAATTCCAATTCGTTGTATTCTTGCCACTCGCCCGTGTCGTAGACATTCTCTACGTCGTAGTAGTCTGGATTCTCATAAGTGAATGCAAAACGGCTCATGCTGCCAGCTCCTTTAGTTTACGCTCATCTGCCAAAATCTGTGCCAACGATACCAATTGTTTGCTGAGTGGAGTGCAGTCGTATGTGTCGCCCACAAGCCATTCATCGTTCTTTAGAACGTAGTAGTATTCAGCACCACAAGCATCGCATTGATTCAGAAACTCATTGAACGACTTGGCAGTTCGAAACTCTGTACCTTTCTCGCCGCGATCACGCCCGTAAAAGAGGCACCAGTTATCGTAAAGAGCATCGTATTCCTCACGACTCATTTCAGCCTCCATAGCACCGAAGGCATGTTTCTCGCCAATGTCCTTTGCTAGTACACTCAGGTCGCCCAAGCACAGTAGGTCTGCTGTCTTTGCGTGATCATAGTGTTGTTGCAGGATAGCACCATTGTGGGCGGGATAACCATCCCAGTGACAGTAGATGCTGAGGATCATACCGTCACGCTCAATACCAATACGACTGCGAGTTCCCATTACCATCTCCGTGTTGTGTTACAGTTTCAACAGTATAACTTGGAACAGGGTCGGTGTCAACCCTGTTGTGTAGGTGCTACAGATAGAATTCGTCTTCTAGCTGGTCAAAGCCCAGCTCAATGAACACACACTCACGCACGGCGGTATCCAGGCACTCGGCGTAGATCCCGCCGTCAACGCGGCTCAGCCCTGACAGCAGTCTCAGCGTGGCGGCCCAGTTCAGACCGTTGGCACGAGCATGGTCAACGACATCCGCCACTGCGGCGTTGCCCTCTTCGGTGAACATCTCATAATCCATTATACAGCTCCAATGAATACCAAATAACTCAACACAATAAGACAAGCAACCATTGCATAGGCTACCAACTTGTCACCTTGTTCGCCGCTCATGCCATTTCCTTTTCAAGTTCAGTCAGTTTGCATTGTAGCACGTAGGCAGTGCCCGGGTCAACCTCAACCAACCGCTCTACCATCATTT